GCACCAGTGAGTCCAACAAATCTGTTCTTGAGTACACGAACTGTTGTGGTGTTCCGTGTCTCAGGGTCAGCGTGTTGCTGATCTCGTTCAAGTCCAATGACCATATCGCTTAGCTGTGCAATAGCCGCTGAACCTCTGAGTTCTCCTAAACTAATCTTACCACCATCTTCATGCGCCTTTGAGCCGCTAGGTCTACGCAGGTGTGATACTAGGAATAGCCCTACACCTGTCTCCTGTACTAGCTTTCTAAGGTTAGTCATAATGCTGTCGATGGCTTTACGCTCGTCACCATTGTCCTGATCACTGACCACAATGCTTAGGTGATCTAAGATGATCCACTTGCAGTCCAACCCTTTAGCCATATAACGTATGCGCCCAAGTAGGTTGTCCTCATTAGTAGAACCCCAGTGATCAAACATATAGATGCGCCCAGAGCCTAACGTCTTATCCCAATAACTCTTCTTCTCTTCCTCAGAGATAGTTTGGTTAAGATGTAGTTGCTTCTCAGCTTCAATGGACATGATGCCTAATGCTGTCTTAGGTATGTCCTCCTCCAACGCTAGGATGCCTATGTTGTCCTCCGTAGCGCCTAACAGGTAATGTTCTAACTCACGTACCATTTGAGACTTACCCATGCCACTGCCACTAGTGATTGTGACTAACTCACGCGGACGGAATCCATAGGTGTACTCATTCAGACAAGCCCAAGGATAGGGTATGGACTTAACATCAGATTGCTTAATGATTAAATCCCAAGTCTCATTACCTGCAATGATTCCATCAGGCTGATATGACTTAGCGTTCCACCACTCACGAACAAAGGTAGTGACCTTGTTAGCCTTGAGCATATCCCCTGCGTCCTTCATGGACAATACGACATTCTTTGCCTTGTTGGGGGTGAACAAATCAAGGACTGACTTAGCCGCTAACTGCCCTGCTTTATCTGCATCAAAACATATGACCACATTCTCAAAGGACTCTAACCACTCAAGGTTTTCTTTAATGTCTTTTGATGCTCCATTTGAGCCACTTCTAATGGAGACAACAGGCCATTTTCCGTCAAACATTTCGTGAACTGCAAGTGCGTCTGCCTCGCCCTCTGTGACCGTAATGTATTTACCGCCACCCTTGAAAGCTTGTTGACCGAACAACCCAACATTATTAAATTCTCCTGTAGCATAAAAGTTCTTGTTGTCCACAATGCGTACCTTAGTGCCTAACACTGCACCTGAGTCCTTATCATGGTATGGGTAATGGTGTTTACTGACCTTCCCATCAGGGGCAAACTCAACGGTGACTCCGTACTTCTTAGCCACCTCTTGGCTTATTCTCCTGTCAGGGATTGCCGCTACTGTTCCTGTCATTTCCAAATGCCTCGCTTTTCTCTGTGTTGCTTGTTCTATAACCTGACCGTTACCTTTCTCGTAGTAGCCACAACCACCTGAAAAACAGGTGGCGTGACCATCGTCATACCTCGCCAAGTTATCCCTTGAGCCACACTTGGGGCATGGCTCATGTTTAACAAACGAGGATGTCATTTAGAAGTCCTCTCCACCAGTATCTTCAGCTTGCTCTAAGACCTTGATCTTGTTGAGATAGACTGAAGTACCATGTACAGGATGAGGATTACCCTCTGCGTACAAGACACGAACCTTAGAACCTCTGCCAATACGCCCCTTAAATGATCCTCCTTCTGAATCAAGAACAGGGACACTGTACTTAGTTGAGAACTTCCGTTGCTTTGCGCCTTCATACTCGCGCAACTTAACACCTTTTTCTACTAACTCATCAGCAGTTGACTCATCCAAAGTTAGGACAACAGAAAACTTACCTGTTGATTGACCTTGATACATCTCATGCTCGTCCAAGTTTTCAAACGCTAATAGACCTTCTAATACTGCCATAGTTACTACCTCTTTTTTCTCTAGCTTAGTGAATGACCCTTATGTATAACTTAAGAATCGTTTGGTTAATACTATAATTATATATTAAATATTTTCCTTTAATACATAAGTATAGTATAACATGAATTAGGGCATAACCTCAATCATTCAAAGTTATACCCATTATTCATCAAATCAATACTACTATTGTTCCTCCATATCCGCTAGGAATTCAAAGGGGTTGACAATATCATCAAGAATGATCTGCATAGGGCTGTCTATCTCCCTTGTTGCCTCATTGGATGCTGACAGGCAGTCTGAGCATAACTCTGAGTAATCACCTGTCGCTCTGTCAATCCTTCTCATCTCAAACTCATTCATTATAACGTCACACGCTTTGCATCTACTCATGGCTAAAAGCCCTCTTATGTTGGTCTAAAAACTCTTTAGCTGTCAGGGTGTTGTAGTAAGCCCTGACGCTATCCTCTGCGCGTTGATGCGCCTCCTGTAATGTCATGGCTAACATCTCATACTCAACCATCTCATCAATCAATCGGGTAATGGGTCTGATGTCGTTATCATCTCCTCCCTCATACCCTATTAAGCGTTCCTTTATCCTACTCATTATTAATTTCCTCCACCCTGTAGACATAACCAAAGGATATTACCAGTAGCGGTAACAGTATTATTGTACCACTAAAGGGCATAGCCTGTAAAGAATCAGGGTCATTGTCACTAACCGTCCATACTGCCCTAGAATCCACGAACTCTATATCAATACCAGTACCGTTGCGCGGTTCTATTGACAGCGTATTTTTACCTATTCTCCAGTTCATAACTCCACCCCGTAAACATTAGCCATAAATGAGACTGCTTTATTTCGCATAACCTGCTTTGAATGCTCTGTGAAAGGTCTGCAAGCATAGACACTCTCTAAGCCCTCCGTGTGTACATTGGCTAAGTGTTCGCGCCTAACCTTGTCATATAGCATATCCTGAGCATAGGTTCTCTCATCCCCTAAGCGAGACAGTGCGCCATATTGTGCCGCTACTATCTCTTTTTGTGTCAAGCCTTCAATCTTCATTTTATAGACTCCAATAGTCAATAGTTCCTAAAATTACATAGCAGAGACTTAATCCTACTACACCTAGCCAACATAACCACTCATCATTGTTATCATGATTCATCATGAAACTCCTTATTTTTTGTATCTTTTTCAACATCAATAATTAATTCACTGATATAAAGAGCATACAGTAGAATTAAACCCAACACAACACCTATTACGTATGAAAACATACCTTAAAACCTCATATAATCCATTCTAAGCCTATTTCATGGGTCAGGCTATGCTACCCTACTAATAAACACTAGAAAGCCTTAGAGAGTAAATTAAAGGCTTTGTGGTGCTTACTGCTCAATGTTCTATTTCTTCCAGTGCTTTGATTAATACGTCAAATTGTACAGGAGTATATTGGAATTCTTCAGCGACTAAGGCCAATAAATATTCCTGATGTTCTATCTCTGACATAAAATACTCATCATTAAGCACGTGTAAAGCTAGTTCGTTGTCGCTGTATTCTTTGCAATTTATCATGCTGTAACCTCCTCATCTGGTATGTAAAATATGATCTCAACTCGCGTACCTTCAAGATCAACTCTTTCCTCCAAGTAGTTACACGCAACATTCTCAGGCATTTGTGAAAGCCAGTGCGTGAATTCGCTATGTTCGTACAGGTCGTTAGTTTTCATGCTGTCACCTCATCATAGTCAGGGTTGCACTCACTAGCAGACGTTAAAAGCCAGTCTATACGCTGTTGTGGTACTAATGTATGCTCACAGCCGTCAAGCCATCGGTTGATATGCTTAGACGTTGTTACGCTGTATTTCTGCTCAGTTCTAATCAATGAGCCGTCAGTGATCCTAGCGGCTACTGGTGTCTCGTAGCTGAAGAATACCTGAGCGAATCCCAAGTCTAGTTCTGTTTGGTTGCTTCCAATTAATCGTAGTTTCATCGTTGTTACTCCTAGTTGTTTAATGTTTGTCTTGATGGGTTCATTATAGCGCATAGGATAACTATGTACAATGATTTAAACGCATGACCTATCAAAACTATATGCGCCTAGTGCATGACTACAGTATACCTTTATATATGCGCGTAGGCGCGAGTAACACATATCATAACCTGTGTCAACCTGTGGATTCATACAGTGGTTTAGGCTTCTTAGGTATCCTATGGCATACTCACTCTTTACCCATGCAATACCCATGCCAACATGGAGCCTTGTGTATAACCTGTGGATAACTTATGCACAGCCCCTGTGGATACTAGGGTAAATCATGTATAACC